TATCTATCACGCTTTAAGCGCAAGTGCAAAAGTAGCTTCCATAAAAGCTTTAAACAATGGAGCAGGAAAAGTAAGAGTTATCATTAAAAGTGAAGATGAATTAAGCGTTGATGTGGTTAAAGAGTATTTAAGTGCGGATGAGCGAAGACCTTTAACTGATGAAGTAAATGTAGAATTAGCTAAAAAAAGAGAGTTTATCGTAGATGCCAAACTTTTGCTTTTAGAGCTTTCTAGGGCTAATGAAATAAGCCAGAAGATTAATGCTTTGCAAAAGGACTTTGATTTAAGTGTGGATTTAGCACTGGGATTTATTTACAAATGTCTTCATCAGGACGGAGTTTATAAAAGCGAAATTTTAAGCATTAAAGAAAAAATCATAAATGAAGAAGAGCAAGAATTAAAAGACTTGCCCTTAGAAAATATAATAATAGCTGATGATGAGTTTGCAACCCTTAGCTTTTCACTTAGTTATGAAAAGGCAGTACTATGAATACACTAATACTAAACCACCATCCAAAACAAAGCAAAGCCATTGATTTAAGTGCTAAAACAAGATTTGAAGATTTAAATTTAGCTAGTATCACAAATCTAGCTCTAAATTGCGATGAAAGATTATTGCCAATTTTAGCCAATGCTTATGATGTAAGTATTGATGGTTTAAATGAAAAAGAAGCAAGAAAGCTAATATCTAAAGCCTTGCTTTTAGACAGATACAACGGCACAACTTGGGCTATAAAAGAAGCTTTAAGAGCTGTATTTCCTACTGCAGTGGTTAAAGAGTGGTTTAATTATGGTGGAAAGCCTTATTTTTTTAAAGTTAAAGTAAGCACAACTAATGTTAGCTTTGATGAAAGAACGCTTAATACCTTAGAAAGACTAATTTATGATTTTAAAAATGTTAGAAGCGTTTTAGAAGCAATTGAAATAGAGATTAAAAGTAAAAATGATAGTTTTAATGCTAATGCACAAATAAGTGGAGAAACTATAGAAATCTTACCTTTTCAAACCACTTTTTTAGAAAATGAAATTAAAAGTACTAAAAATGTATTTGGAATTTTTATGTGTGAAATAACAAGAACTAATATTGATTTTAAAGGAGTGTATTAATGGCAAAAAGTGAATACTATACCATACTAACAAAAATTGGCATTGCTAAATTTATTGCCGCAAGAGCAAGTGGAAATGGTATCAATTTAAAAAGCTTTAAATTAAGTTCAAAAGTTATTTTGCCCAGTGAAGAAATGCAAAGCTTAGAAGAGATTGTATATGAAGCTAATATTAGTAGCAAAAGCGTGGATGAAAGCAATCCAAACTATGTGAATTTAATGTGTCATGTGCCAAGCGATGTGGGCGGGTTTGAAGTTAATGCAGTAGGCATTTATGATGAAGCAGGAGATTTGCTTGCAGTTGGAAATGTCCCACGCACTTATAAACCTATCTTAAAAGAAGGCAGCGCTAAAGAGCTTATGATAAAAATTGTTATGGAGCTTTCTAATGCAGAGGAAGTTATTTTAAAACTAGATCCTAGTGTGATTATGGCAAGTCGTGATTATGTGGATGCTATTAAAGTGGAACTTAATCTTAAAATTGATGCTTTAACGCAAAAATATGATGTAGAGTTTAAAAAAGTATGGGATGAGTTTGCTAAATATCTTTTAGAAAATAAATTTAATACAGAAATTGCCAAATATGTTACTTTAGCTACTAATCAAACCATTACAGGAGCTAAAGACTTTACCAAACTACCTACAAGCTCTATAAAAGCTACAAATGACAATCAATTTGTAAATTTAGCTACCTTAAAAGAACAAGCTCCTAGCTTAATAGGAGGATTGGGAGTAAATCAAGCTTGGCAAAATGTTTCGAGAGCCTTTGATGTAGCTTATACAAATAATACAGGAAAACCCATAGCAGCCAAATTTCAAGTTAATGCTAGTGCAAGTGGGGGTGTCAGTTTTTCTTGTAGTGAGCAATTTGTAGTTTCTATGTTTCAAACTTCATTATCCAATGGTGGAGTAAGTCGAACTTATTTTGGTTTTGGAATCATTCCACCAAATGGGCAATACAGATTAAATACACCAGAACACAGCGGATTTTACCCAAGCAAAAGCATTGTATCTTTTATGGAGCTTAGATAAGCATCAAGCAAATAAGGAGAAAAAATGAAATATTTTATAGACAAAAACGATAATAATCAAATTTATGCTTATGAGGATGAAGTGAGCGATGAGCAAATTAAAACAGGCTTAACACCTATTAACGAAGAAGAATTTAACTCTTTAATAAATCCTCCTAAAAGCGAAGAAGAGCTTTTAAACGAGGCAAAAGAGTTAAAAATCAACGAGATTAATACAAAAAAAGAAAATATTCTAAATGGTGGATTTTCTTTTAAAGGTAAAATCTATCAAAGTTCTAATGAAGATCAGTTAAGAATTAATGGAGCAGTAACCAATGCTCTTGTTAATCCTAATTTAATTCCTTATATTGATTGGATTGCGCTTGATAATTCAACTACAAGATTTAGCGTAGATGAGTTTAAACTCTTTGCAAGTAGCATGGCTTATTTTGTGCAAGAAACTATTTTTAAAGCAAGTGCTTTAAAAGAAAAAGCTAGAAATGCACAAAGCAAAGAAGAACTTGATTTAATTGTTTGGGAGAGTGAAAAATGACTAAAACAGAATTAAAAAGGGTTTGTGTAAAGCCATACGATAAGGACAGGTTTGAAGTGATACAAGATTATGAGTTTGCTTTGCTTAGTTTTAAAGGCATTGTGCCAAAAGGATTTAAAACTGATGGTGCAAGTATCCCACGCCTTTTTTGGTCTTTGTTTCCACCTTTTAAAAGTGAGTATTTTAGCGCTTGTGTGGTGCATGATTTTTTATGCGAAAAAGCAAATTCAAGGACTGATTATAGGACAGCTGATTTAGCATTAAAAGAAGCTATGACTTTGCTTGGATGTTCAAGACTTAAAATCTTTGTATTTTATCATTCTTGTAATCTTTATCATGCAATAAAATGCTTGATAAAAGGAAAATAAAAAAAAGGTGAGCTACCCACGCAGTGGGACGGGGCTTTAGTAAAAGCGACTTTGGGCGGATTTTATTCGCACAAAGTGAAAGCATAAAAAGGATAAATTGATTTCATCCGCGAAATTTAAAAAGGAGTTAAAATGAAAGATTATGGAATTTCTTTTATTCCAGATATTAATCAAGGCTCAAAAGAGCCAAGTGAACCTATAGTTAGTGATAAGCTTAATGCTCAAAAAGTTAATGAGCTTATAGATAAAAAACTAAAACTTTTTAAAGAAGAGCTTGTTAATAAAGAGGAGCTTAAAAGTCTCATTCAAGAGATTTTAAAAGATGAGGGTTTTCAAAATACAAACATAAAAATATCAAAAACCCCACCTAACTACAATACACAAGCTAAAGTAGGAGAAATTTGGGCGGTTGTAGAAAGTAAAAAGCAATTATTTATTTGCACTGCTAATGATAATGATTTTACAAGCTGGGTTGATTTACTAGGAGATGGTAGCAATGATATTGCCCCTAAAGAAAAAATCATCATCACATTTGATAACACTACAACAGGTGGACAATATGGGGGTTGTATGAGTGATTTAAGACTTGGTTTTGAAAATGGTTTTGCTACTCCAAATAAAGTTCAAGATGAATATGAAAACGCAAAATTCACTATGACTAAAGATGGCAATGGGCTTAATAGGAGTGATTTTACTATAGATTCTAATCCTACTCCTACAGATAATCAAATTGTAGGAACGATTAAAACAAGTGGGATTTATCAAGAAACCTATCACAAAATCGCCCATGTGTTTAAAAAATATAATGGTGGCGCTGATGAGTGTTGCTTATGGTCTAGTTCAGGAAGTAGAGAGGTAAGCATAGAACTTGAAAATACACCAATGCCTAATAAGCTTTTTGCTAGAGGTAATGGATATTATGGTCAAACAGAAATTACTAATGTAAGAGTAAAAAAATCCATTTTTATAGGTGAGCAAGAAATTCAAAGTGAAGATTTTAATGTTGAAAAGTTAGAAGCTAGTTCTGATACTTATGGAGATTATGCCTTTTTATTTGAAATTTCTAAACAAGATCAAATTGTTATGAAAAAAGAGCTTAATTTAAATCCTAAAAAAACAAAAAATACAAAAAATGTAAAGAAATAAGGAGTAAATAATGGCAGCAAATTATGGAGTTAATTTTAATATTAGCAATGGTGCGGCAAGTCCTATTAAAGTGCAAAGTGATACGCCTATTGGTATTGCTGGGGCTATAAAAGGTGCAAGTAAAGAAATGATTTACACAAAGGCTGGTTATGAAAGCGTGGATAGCTTTCCAATCTTTGCCTTTTCAAATGTAAATAAAGCAAAAGAATTTGTAAACGATTTAATCAAAGAAAATAACTTACAAGATTTTAGACTTTTAGATACTTTAGAATGTATCAATTTACAAAATGTAAGCAATGTTATAATCGTCAGCTTTTTTGAAGAAAGCGAGGAAAGTGAAAACACTTTAACCAATATTGTTAATGCCATAGAAGCCTTTAAAAAAGCCAAACATAAAACAGGCTTTAGTCCTGATTTAATCATTACTCCTTATTACTCACATGAAGCAGGAGTAAAGGCTAAGCTTGAAAGTGTGGCAAGTTCTATGAATATCACAGCTATTGTGGATCTTTACGCTACAAATGTTGGCGAAGCTATTAATACAATGGAGGCTTTTAGCTCTAAAAGATTAATTGCCACTTGGCCACAGGTTCAAATCTTAAACACACAAGGAAAATACGCTTATGTTCCACAATCTCCTATCATCGCAGGTTTAATAGCCCATACAGATGGGGATAAAGAATATGGTTTCAGTGATTCTTACTCAAATAGAGTGATGAATGGGGTTACTGGCACAGAGCATTTTATAGAGTTTATCAATGGCTTTGATTGTGATGCAGAAAGATTAAGAAATGCTCACATCTCAACTTGTATTTTAAGTGAAGGTTATCGCTCTTGGGGTGGGGAGACTAGCCATGAAGATACGATTTGGCAAGATTTAGCTCGTGTAAGAACTTTTGATCGTATAGCCCTAGCAGGACAAAAAGCAGCTTTTAAGGCTATTGATAAAAAAGCAAGTGAATTATATTTTATAAAAATCAGCATTGAAGAATTGCTAAGAGATTTAAAAGGAGCTAAGGTTTTAATTGGCTATGAGGTAAGCTGGGATGAAGAAAGAAACACAGATGCCAATGTGAGTGCTGGTAAGTTTTATCTAAATATAAAAATGATGAATAATCCAATCGTTAAACAAATCACTTTAGAGTTCATCTACTCTGATAAATGGGCGAGTGATTTGATTAAAACTATTAGTGCGGATAGTTAATAAATTTTTACAAGGAGAAAATAAAAATGAAAAGAATAATTGGCGAAGTTATACAGGAAGGTAATATTTATATAGATGGTCAAGGTTATCTTGGAGTGGTTAGAAATTTAAAATTGCCTGATATAGAACAAGAGATGATTGAAACCAAAGGAGTTTTAGGAGCAAATTATAGTAGCGGGGTTTTAAAGCCTTTAGAAATTAGCTTTAAATTAGCCGTTGTTGATCCAGTGCTTTATGCGGCTTTCTTTCATACTACTTTTAGCGAGATTAAAGCTCCTTTGCTTTTTAGAGAAAGTGTTCACAAAGGTGGAAAAAACTATGGTATTAGTGCTGAGTTTTTAGGAGAGTTTATAAGCATAAGTGAAAGTGATCATGAAAGTGGAAAAGAGGTGGAAGCTGAAATTAAAATGGCAGTTCATTTTTACATGCAACGCCGCAATAACATTCCAATCATTACCTACGATCATAAAAACACTATTTTAATGATAAATGGGGTGGATATGATGAGTGATGTAAGAAGCAATTTAACCCTTTAAACACTGATTAATCGGAGTTTAATTAACAATACTGGGATTTTAGGATTAAAGTTTGGCTTCTTGGGCATTGCGTAGCAATGGGTGGGGAAGCCTTTAGTTGCTTCTTAGGCGGAATTACTTCCGCCATAAAGAAGGATAAAAAGGAAAGAAAAATGAAAGAAAAAATAATCAAACTTGAAAATGGCGAAGAATTAAAAATGAGAGAGCCAAATGTGCGTGTGCTAAAAAACGCCACTAATAAAGGTGAAAAAGAAATGGAGCAAACTATTTGTATGATAGCTGCACTTACCAATAAGCAAGAAAGTGAAATTGAAGATTTGAATCTTAAAGATTTTAAAGCTTTACAGGACGCTCTTAAAGATTTTTTGGTAGAAGCAGGAGTTATAGCTTAGAGGCTATAGCTCTTATAAGTCATACTTTGCATTGGGGATTAAATGAAGTTTTAGATTTAAGCTTAGATGAGTTTGAAGAAGCTTTGGAAATTTCAAAAGAATTTTTAAAGGCTAAGAGTTTTTGATTGTTTTATTTTTCAAAAAATAAATTTTTAAAATAGCAAAAAGAATAAAATCTAAACTTATTACAATTAGCCAAGTGGGTAAAATAAGCAATAAAGCAATGGGTGGCATAATCATCACTAAAATAGCAGTTATGATAATGCTTGCAAAATAAGAAAAAATAAAAATAGCCATTGTATTAAAAAAACCATCACTTGCACTTTGATAGCTTATGTAAAAAGCAGGTATGAGCGTTGTTAATAATAAGGCAATATGTGAAATTATATCATCGTTAATAAATTTTAAAACTTTCATAGTAAAGATTTTAAAATACAATCGCTTAAAAAGGGTTGAATATGGAAAATGCTGGAAGTATTGGAATTGGTGTTATTTTAGGACTAGCGATTAAAAACGCAAGTGCGGTTGGCAAGGTAGTTAAAGATTTTAGCAATTTAGAAAAAATAGCAGCAAAAACTAAACTCGGCATTAGTGGATTGCAAAAAGAATTAAACACTCTTAAACTCAATGCCAATTTAAGAGCGGAATTAAAAGCTCAAAGAAAAGGTTTGCAAGATGAGTTTTTAAGTTTAGGTAATGTTATTCGAGGTGGAATTATTGGTAAGGGTTTAGGAGAAGCTATCAGCTTTGAATCTGCTATGGCTGATGTGAGAAAGGTTGTGAATTTTGATGAAGGCGATGATATTAAAAAAATGAGTGCTGATATCCTTAAGATGTCTCAAACTTTACCTGTTACTGCCAATGAGTTAGCAGCTATAGCTGCTGCTGGAGGACAGATTGGACTTGGTTCAAAAGATGTAAGAGAATTTACAAATCTTGTAACTAAAATGAAAGTGGCATTTGATATGAGCGCTGAAGATGTGGGAGATAGCGTTGCGAAAATTAAAAATATTTTAGGCATTTCTTTAAAAGACATGGAGGATTTAGGTGATAGTATTAATAATCTTTCAGATAATAGTGCATCTAAGGCTAGAGAGATTATTGATGTTATGAAAAGAACTGCAGCTGCTGGAAAGCAAATAGGATTTACTAAAGAACAAATTGCGGCTTTAAGCTCTTCTTTTATATCTTTAGGTAAGGGACCTGAAGTAGCAGGAACAGCTATTAATAGTCTTTACCGCGTTTTAGCCACAGCTGATAATATGGGAACTAAAACTGAATCTGCTTTTGCAAAGCTTGGTATAAGTGGAGCATTTTTAAAACAAGCCAGTTTTGATGATCCTCAAAAAGCTTTAGATATGTTTTTACAAAGAATTTCAAAACTAGACCAAAAAGAACAAATGGGCGTTTTAGTTGATATTTTTGGTCGTGAATTTGCAGATGATATGGCAACTCTTGTTGGAGGGCTTGACACTTATAAAGAAGCTTTAAAAAATGCTGGCGATGAAGCAAAAAAAGGCTCTTTACAAAGGGAATTTGATACAAGGGCTGCTACCACTGAAAATTCTATTATATTAATGAAAAATGCTTTTAATTCCTTAGCTGTTAATTTAGGTTCGGTTTTTTTACCTGCAATATCATGGGTGAGTGCTGGAATTTCTTATCTTGTTAATAGTATCACTTATATTACAGGACTTGTCCCTGGTCTTAATGGGGTTTTAGGAGGACTTATAGCTACTTTTTTGCTCGCCAAACCTGCAGTCTTAGCTTATGCTATTGCTAAAAACTATCTTAAAGATTGCACCATTTTACTTAAAAGTACTTTGATTAAAACAAGAATACATCTTTTAGCTTTTCGTAATTCTTGTATATTATCTAATATTACTTTAAAAGCAAAAACCGTCACAACTACTATTTACACAACCTCCCTTAAAGCCTTATCTTTTGTTTTAGGTGGGCTTAATAAAGTTTTTAAAGCCGTAGCTAATGGCATTAGAGTCTTAAGCGTGGCTATGATGAGTAATCCCATTGGTCTTATTTTAGGGGGCATTGCAATAGTGGCTGGGCTTATTATTGCAAATTGGGATAAGGTTAAGTCTTGGTTTAAATCTTTTATAGAATGGCTTAAACCTGTTTGGGAGCCTATATACAATGTCATTAAAGCAGTATTTGATAAATGCGCCCTTGTATTTACAAGTTTTAAAGATATTATTATGAGCGTTGCTTCTCCATTAGCTGAGTTTTTAAATTCTATTTGGCAAGGTGTTGGGGATTTCTTTTATAGTATTTTTGGTTCTTTATTTGATTGGTTTGCTTCTAAGCTTTCTTGGGTAGGAGATATGATCTCATCTATAAGTGGCTTTATAAAAGATGCTCTTGATTTTATAGGGCTTGGAGATGATGAAGAAGTTAAGATAAGCCAAAGTGAACAAAACAAAGAAAAAGTCTTTACTACAAACACTTATAAAGATGAATTAGCTGAGACAAAAAGTATAAATCATACTCCAAGCTTTAATAATGGCAATATCAATGTAAGTGTTAATGGCACTTTTAACATAGCAACTAAAGATGGCAATTTTAATATGCAAGAATTTGCAAATGCTATACAAAAAAGTGTATTCGACGCTTTAAGAAAGCAAGAACAAAACAAAATTAACACTACAATTTATGGATAAAATATGAGTGAATATATAGAAATAAAAGGGCTTGAAAACTTTTTTAAAGCTTGTGATAAATTAATAGATATGGATAAACACGGGCAAAGCATTATGGCGGGTGCTGGAGAGAGTATAAGAAATAGCATTATAGACTCTTTTAAAAACGAACGCAGTATTTTTAATGGAAAATGGAAAAGCTTAAAACCAGCTACCATAAAACAAAAGATAAAAGATGGTAAGAATAAAGGAATTTTAAAAAGAGATGGAGAATTAAGCAATGCTTTAAATTGGCAAAGCGAACCTACTAAAAGTGGCGTAAAAGTCTTTAATAATATACAGACTGAAAATGGCTTTAAATATGGTTATGTTCATCAATGGGGAAACAGAAAAAGAAAAATTCCTCAAAGAGCTTTTTTACCCATAGATAATAACAAAGTCTTGCACCCAAGTATAAGAAGTGTGATTTATAAAGATACTAAGGATTTTATTGAAAAAATTGTTAAGAAGTGACAATATGGGGCATTGCATAGCAAGGAATGGTCGGGCGTGGCCTTTAGTGATGCGACTTTTTGGAAAATCGCAATTTTTCAAAAAGTGTTAGCAAGAATGGCAAGGAAGACTAAAGCCTTCCTTTTTCTAAAAACTAGCAAAAGCATTATAGCTTTATTTTTAAAGACTAGCTTTTTAAATTTTATTTTGAAAGGAGTTTGTATGAAAAATAATACAGACAAATTTCTAAAAACTAGCACACTTACTAAACCTACAAGAACTACACTAAAAGCTCCGTTTGCTTGGGTGGGTGGTAAAAACTATTTAGCTAAAGAAATCATCGCTTTAATGCCTGAGCATAAAAGCTATATTGAAGTCTTTGGTGGAGCTTTAAGTGTTTTTTATCAAAAAAGTGCTTCAAAAATAGAAGTCATTAACGACATTAACGACGAGCTTATTAATTTACATCTTTGTATAAGAAATAAACCCCAAAGCCTAGCAAATGTGCTTAA